AGACCGCATCAATCATAAGATAGACAGACTGGTGGATTTGAAAGTGGAGATAGGCGAAGCCATCAATAAGCTGGAGAAAACGGCAGAAAGATTGCTTTTAAAATACAGATACCTTGATGGGATGGAATGGATTGATATTTCCCAGATACTGGCTGTTTCATATAGAACGGTTCACAGAATCCACGCTTCGGCTTTAAAGAATTTTGAAGTTCCTAAGAAAAATTAAAGTTGGCACACAATGTCCCAACATGGCACAAGCAAATGTGTTACTATGGTATTGTCAAAAAAATGTGACGGAGAGCCTGATAGGAAAAATCTTATCGGGATTTTATTATGCAGAAAATGAGGTGGGGCATATGCCAAGAAAACCAAAGCATCCCTGTTCTTATCCTGGCTGCCCAGAACTTACGGACAAAAGATATTGTGAAACGCATGAAAAACTGATGAATCAGAATTACGAGAAATATGACCGTAATAAATCCAGCAAGAGAAGATATGGCAGAGCATGGAAGAGGATTCGTGATAAGTATGTATCACAGCATCCGTTCTGTGAGGTCTGTTATGAGAATGGAATCTTGGTGGAGACAGAAGAAGTTCATCACAAGAAACCATTGAGTGAAGGTGGTACACATGACAGAGATAATCTGATTGCACTGTGCAAGTCGTGTCACTCAAGTATCCATGCAAAGAATGGAAGGTTTGACAGACGACATTAGTGTTCTTCATGCATATATCTAACATCCAACACATAACTAAGTAATCCTTCAATTTGTCCACGTATACGTGTGTCAGATTCAGGAATGTATTGGAAGTAGCAATGTTCTTTTAAGTATGTTTTGGCATCACCCATGGTTTTAATTGTAGGTTCATTTGAATCTTCAACCAGATATTTTTTTAAGCGGGCATTGGTTTGTGGCCCCATTAAATGATTGGTGTATAAACGACGACGAAGATTTTTGGTTCTGCCAACATATAGAGTTTCATTTGTATCTTTGTTGAATATGGCATATACAACTGGAAGTATATCTTCAAGCATAGAAGGAGTAAGACTTCTGAAGTAATACTTTTCTCCGGATAGGAATGAGGTTACGAGAGTTTCTATACGAGTTAAATTGTTGTTCATGTCAAAGGCTCCTTTAGTTTGATGAACTTATTATACAGTAGAGCAGAAGATGTTTACAAGACAATAGTGGGCAGGGGGTACCTACTTCTCTACACTAAAGTGCTATGGGGAACGAGGCGGGGGTATCACGCACAAAAATGGGATTTCAAACAGGGTATATCAAACGATTTCAAACGAAATCAAAAAATCAAACAGGAAAGAAGGTGAGGTACATGGCGAAGGATGGTACACGCAGAGGTGGTGCCAGAGCTGGTGCAGGCAGAAAGCCGAAGGCACTTACAGACAAAATCAATGAGGGCATCAGTGCTACAATCATGGAACTGCCGGAGACTCCGACAATGGAAGGCGTTGATGTGCCTCCGGTGAAAGATTATCTGAAAACAAAACAGAAGAATGGAAAAGACCTGTGTGCTGCAGAAGTCTTTGAGGAAACATGGAAATGGCTGAAAGAGAGAGGATGTGACAGACTGGTTAGTACCCAGTTGGTGGAACAGTATGCCATGTCGGTATCCCGATGGATTCAGTGTGAGGAATGTATATCAGAATTTGGTTTCCTTGCAAAGCATCCGACAACCGGGAATGCCATTGCATCTCCATATGTTTCCATGTCGCAGCAGTATATGAAGCAGGTTAATCAGGTCTGGTATCAGATTTATCAGATTGTAAAAGAAAACTGTTCCGTGGAATGGCAGGGTGCAACACCACAGGATGATGTGATGGAACGCCTGCTCAGAACAAGGAGCGGATCATAGGAGGTAGGAAAGAAATGGGAGAAACAAAATATTTCATGATGGAAGTCGATAAGCTGATTCCATATGCAAGAAATGCCAGAACACATTCCGAGGTGCAGATTGCCCAGATTGCGGCAAGTATTAAGGAGTTCGGTTTCTTGTCGCCGGTCATCATTTCAAAGGACAACACGATCCTGTGTGGACATGGAAGATATTATGCGGCTCAGAAACTGGGGCTTGAGAAGATTCCATGCATTCAGGAAGACCATCTGACAGAAGCCCAGAAGCGTGCATATATTCTGGCAGATAATAAAATCAGTCAGAACGCCGGATGGGATGAGGAACTGTTAAAAATTGAGATTGCAGATTTGCAGGGTGCCGATTTTGATGTTGCCCTGACCGGCTTTGAGGATTATGAAGTCACGGATTTATTTGCAGTCCATGAGGAACACCACAGGGAAGAAAAACCGGTGGAAAATAAAGAATACGATGAAGAGGAGTTTGGGGATGAAGAGTTTGAACACGAATGTCCGAGATGCGGATTCAAATACAACTAAACACCGATTCCCGTGGAAGTGGAGACTGTCAGAACTTGGTGGTGTGGAGAAGAATGGTAAAAAAGTGTTTAGCTGTTTCTCCTGTGGTGGCGGTTCCACAATGGGATATAAACTTGCCGGTTATACGGTGGTAGGGAATTGTGAAATTGATGCGGATATGGAAGAGATTTATAAAAAGAACCATCATCCGAAGCATACTTATCTCATGGATATTCGTGATTTCAACCATCTGGGAACTTATCCGGATGAATTGAAAGAGTTGGATATTCTGGATGGTTCACCACCATGCAGTGTGTTCTCTGATGCAGGGGCGAGGGAGAAAGGCTGGGGTACGGAAAAGATATTCCGTGAAGGACAGAAAAAACAGAGACTGGATGATCTGTTTTTACACTTTATTCATACAGCAGAAATCTTGAGGCCAAAGGTTATTATTGCGGAGAATGTAAAGGGTCTGGTGGCTGGCAACGCAAAAGGATATGTCAATGAAATCATCAAAGCATTTAAGTCTGCCGGATATTCCGTGCAGATTTTTCTTTTGGATGCCCAGACAATGGGTGTACCACAGAGAAGAAAAAGGGTGTTCTTCATTGCAAGGAGAAATGACCTGAATCTTCCAAAGTTGGTATTGGATTTTAGGGAGAAGCCAATTTGTTTCGGAGAAGTCAGAAGTCCTCATGGTATTCCATTAAAGGAGTGCATGATGGCAAGTCTGATTAAGAAGAGAAGACCGGGGGATAAATGTTTTGCGGATATTTCCGAACGTGTACGTGGAAAACATTCTATGTTCAATGACAGAATTGTGGAAGATCATGTGATTGCACCAACCAATACATCCGGGGGAATGCATGTGAGATATGCTGACGGGGAGAAGTTCTCTGATGCTGATTACATTGCAACCCAGACATTTCCACAGGATTATGATTTTGGAAAAGAGTCTGTTCAGTATGTGTGCGGTATGAGTGTTCCACCGGTAATGATGGCAAATATTGCATCTGCCGTGTATGAACAGTGGCTGAAGGGTGGTGTGTTTGATGAGGAAATTGAAAAAGTATAAACCGACAAAGTTTAAGGCGAAGGATTCCAAATATAACAAAGAACTTGCGGATTATGCTGTTTCCTTTATCGAATGTCTTTGTCATACGAAGGGCACCTGGGCTGGAAAGCCATTTGAACTGATTGACTGGCAGGAGCAGATTATCAGGGATATCTTTGGTACGATTAAACCAAACGGATATCGTCAGTTTAATACAGCATATATTGAGATTCCTAAGAAGCAGGGAAAATCGGAGCTTGCGGCTGCTGTTGCTCTGCTTTTAACATGTGGGGATGGAGAAGAAAGGGCAGAGGTTTATGGATGTGCAGCAGACAGGCAGCAGGCTTCCATTGTATTTGAAGTTGCAGCTGATATGGTGCGTATGTGTCCGGCTTTGAATAAGCGAGTGAAGATACTGGCATCCCAGAAGAGGATTATTTATCAGCCGACCAACAGTTTTTATCAGGTGTTGTCGGCAGAAGCATATTCCAAACATGGGTTTAACATCCACGGAGTTGTGTTTGATGAGCTTCATACCCAGCCCAACAGGAAGCTGTTTGATGTTATGACAAAAGGTTCCGGTGATGCCAGAATGCAGCCATTGTATTTTCTAATTACCACAGCCGGCACTGATACTAACAGTATCTGCTATGAAACGCACCAGAAAGCAAAGGATATTTTAGAGGGAAGGAAGATTGACCCAACCTTTTATCCGGTTATCTATGGTGCTGATGAATCTGATGACTGGACAGATCCGAAGGTATGGAAGAAAGCAAATCCATCATTAGGCGTTACCGTTGGAATTGATAAGGTCGAGGCTGCTTGTGAGTCTGCAAAGCAGAATCCCGGAGAAGAAAATTCTTTCCGTCAGCTCAGGTTAAATCAGTGGGTAAAGCAGGCAGTAAGATGGATGCCAATGGAGAAATGGGATGCATGTTCTTTTGCAGTAAATGAAGAAGAACTGGAAAGCCGTGTATGTTATGGTGGCTTGGACTTATCATCCACTACTGACATCACGGCTTTTGTACTGGTGTTTCCGCCTTTGGATGAAGATGATAAATTTGTGGTTCTTCCTTATTTCTGGATTCCGGAAGATACCTTGGAACTGCGAGTCCGAAGAGACCATGTCCCTTATGATGTCTGGGAGAGGCAGGGATATTTGCAGACCACGGAAGGAAATGTGGTTCATTATGGATACATTGAAAAATTCATTGAGAGATTAGGGGAACGATTCAACATTAAGGAAATTGCATTCGATAGATGGGGAGCCGTGCAGATGGTTCAGAATCTGGAAGGAATGGGATTCACGGTTGTTCCGTTTGGTCAGGGATTTAAAGATATGTCACCACCGACGAAGGAACTTATGAAGCTGACTCTGGAGCAGAAATTAGCTCATGGAGGGCATCCGGTTCTTAGATGGATGATGGACAACATTTTCATCCGGACAGATCCGGCGGGAAATATTAAAGCGGATAAGGAAAAATCTACAGAAAAGATTGATGGTGCCATTGCAACCATTATGGGACTGGATAGAGCCATTCGCTGTGGAAATACCAATACAGAGAGTGTCTATGATACAAGAGGTCTGCTTGTATTTTAGAAGAAATGGAGAAGATTATGGGAATATTATCAAGTGTTTTTAAGTCGCGGGATAAGCCCACGGATAGAACATCTGGCAGTGCCTATACCTTTTTTATGGGTGGAAGTACAGCCGGAAAGGCAGTAACAGAACGAAGTGCCATGCAGATGACGGCGGTTTATTCTTGTGTAAGGATATTGTCGGAGGCGATTGCGGGATTGCCATTACAATTTTACAGATATACGGAAAGCGGTGGAAAGGAAAAAGCAGTAGACCATCCGCTTTATTTTTTGCTCCATGATGAGCCGAATCCGGAGATGACATCCTTTGTATTCAGAGAAACACTGATGACGCATTTGCTTCTCTGGGGAAATGCTTATGCGCAGATTATCCGTAATGGCAGGGGAGAAGTGATTGCACTTTATCCTTTGATGGCGGACAGGATGTCTGTGAATCGTGACGTGGATGGACAGCTTTATTATGAATACACCGTGTATTCAGATGATGCACCAACGGTCAAAGGGAATACAGTGAGATTGACACCTACAGATGTGCTTCACATTCCGGGGCTTGGGTTTGATGGTCTGGTCGGGTATTCTCCCATTGCAATGGCTAAGAATGCTATAGGTATGGCCATGGCCTGTGAGGAATATGGAGCAAAATTCTTTGCCAATGGTGCAGCGCCATCTGGTGTACTGGAGCATCCAGGAACGATTAAAGACCCAAGCAGGGTAAGGGAGAGCTGGCAGAGTACCTTTGGAGGCTCAGCCAATTCCAATAAAGTGGCTGTGTTGGAAGAAGGTATGAAATATACGCCGATTTCCATTAGTCCGGAGCAGGCACAGTTCTTGGAAACAAGGAAGTTCCAGATTGATGAGATTGCGAGGATCTTTCGAGTTCCACCACATATGGTTGGAGATTTGGAAAAGAGTTCTTTCAGTAACATCGAGCAGCAGTCTTTGGAGTTTGTAAAGTACACTTTAGATCCTTGGGTGGCAAGATGGGAGCAGGCAATGGTTCGTTCTCTTTTAAGTGCTGAGGATAAAAAGAGGTACTTTATTAAATTTAATGTGGATGGTCTTCTCAGGGGAGATTATCAAAGCAGAATGAACGGATATGCAATCGGAAGACAAAACGGTTGGATGAGTGCAAATGATATTCGTGAATTAGAAAATTTGGACAGAATATCTGAGGAAGAAGGCGGCGACTTATATCTGATCAACGGAAATATGACAAAGCTTAAGGATGCGGGTATTTTTGCCGGAAATGGAGGCAGCAATGAAACGTAAGTTTTGGAACTGGATAAAGAACCAGAATGAGGGCGGCTCTGAAATGAGAACGCTCTTTTTGAATGGACCTATTTCTGATGAAAGTTGGTATGGAGATGAAGTGACTCCGAAACTGTTCAAAGAAGAACTGGCTGCAGGAGATGGTCCTATCAGTGTCTGGATTAACAGCCCTGGTGGAGATGTATTTGCTGCAGCGCAGATTTATAACATGCTGATGGATTATCCGGGAGAGGTCACAGTGATGATTGATGGTCTGGCAGCTTCTGCCGCAAGTGTAATTGCAATGGCGGGTACAGAGGTGCAGATGAGTCCGGTAGCAATGATGATGATTCACAATCCGGCTACAGTTGCCATTGGAGATTCGGAGGAAATGAAGAAGGCAGTCAAGATGCTGGATGAGGTAAAGGAGTCCATCATGAATGCCTATGAAATCAGAACAGGACTTTCAAGGGATAAGATCAGCAAAATGATGGATGCTGAGAGCTGGTTCAATGCCAATAAGGCTGTGGAACTTGGCTTTGCAGATAAAATCATGTTTTCAGAGGTAACAGATAACCGTGCAAATGGCGGCGAAACAGTGATGTTTTCCAGACAGGCTGTGACAAATTCTATGCTGAGTAAGCTGATTCCACCAAAGGAGCCGGAAGGAAAGCGTACACCGGTTGCACATTTGGAAAAGAGATTAAGTCTCTTGTCACATTAAACACAGGAATGAAAGGGCCTGGTAACATCGGCTCTTTTTGCTTACGCAAATATATGAAAGTGAGGATTTCAAAATGAGTAAGA